CGTCGAGTACCTCAAGGACATGTGCGAATCGGGCGTGATTACCGACCACCACTACCCGCTCAGGCCCGAGTACCTGATCCCCGACGGCCTGTCGGAGCCGCTCTACACCGATGCCGGCGAGTGCATGGACCAAGACTGGATCGACGCCCAGCGGAAGATCGTCGCCCCCTACGAGGCTCCCGTGGTGCTGGATGGGGAGTGGGAATTCCGCATGGAGGGGAACGCCTTCGAGGCCTTCGACCCTCACGTCCATGTCATCGAGCACCTGTCCGCCAGCCGCCACATGCCGGCGACCGAGGTGCAGCTGCTCTTCGGCATCGACTACGGCGACGACGCTTTCCGGCTGTGCGCGGCCCTGGTGGCCGTGGACGACTCCCGCGAGCACCCTCGGATCCTGATCCTGGACGAGTACATCGCGCAAGGGCCGACCCTCATGGACGAGGACGCAATCAGGATCCTCGAGATGCTGAAGCGCAACCGGCTGAAGTGGCGCCACCTGGACCACGCGCACGGCGACAAGCGCTACACCGGCGCCGCCGGGCTGAAGGACCTCACCACGAAGAGCAACCGCGAGCTGGCCACCGAGCTGGCCGCGCTGCTCCGCATCCCACGCAACCGGCTGAGCCCTCCGGTGCGCAGCGCGAAGCGTGGGCGCGGGGCTGGGCGCGGGTCCGTCCATGCCGGCGTGCGGTTCCTCCATGAGGCCATGGTCCGCGCCGGGTGCTTCTACATCGACAAGCGCTGCGAGGTCACGATCGAGGCCTTGGGCAAGTGGGCATGGGGCGAAAAGTACAAAGACCCGATCGACGCGCTAAGGTATGCTTGCAAGCCACTGATCCTACCCCAGATCGGCGGCGACTTCGAGACGCACCAGATCCACATCCGCAGGAGCTGAGCATGTCCCTCCCAACCGATCCCGTCTCAGGCCTGTCGTGGCTGCGCGAGTCCGACCGATCACGAGCCGAGCACAGCGCCCTTCGGGACCGGATGCTCAGCGGGCTGTACTGGGACGACCTCGAGAAGGCGATCACCACGCACCTGCCCGCCCTGCGCCGCCAGGCATGGGGCCCGATGGACATGACGAGCAACGTCTTCAGGTCCATCAGCGGCGAGATCGGCCCGGTGCCCTACGACAGCGAGCCGCACCTGGACGGTCCGGCCGGGTCGGAGCAGCTGATCACCAGGTCACAGGGCGGCATCCTCACCGACTGCGGCTACTGGCCGCTGATGCAGTCCACCGGCGAGCAGATCGTAGGGCTCCGCGAGGTGGTCATGCGCCTCGAGCACAGCGACGTCGGCGGGCTGTCGGCTGACCCCGTGCCACCCCACCGGGTGGAGGTCGACGTGCTGTCCAGCGCCCCGCGGCGCCCGGTCAGGATGGCCATCGCCGACAACCGCGACCGTCCCGACAAGGATGCCGCGCAGGAGTGGACCTGGGAGCAGTGGGACATCACCGACCCGATGGCCCCCAGCTACAAGATCCTGTCGGCCGACCGCATGCACGACCTCACCGAGCGCTACGCCACCGTGGATGGCAAGGCGGCGACCTCGGCCATGCTGTCCGGCGAAAACTGGCCCGACCGCTGGCGCTGGCACCAGGGAGCCCGCAAGGGCCGCCCGTTCATCCCCTGCAGCACCTACCACGCGCTCACCAAGGCGAGCTATTGGGATGCCTGGTACGGGATCGAGGCTGTCGCCGGCAGTCTGACCATGGGCGTGCTCAACACGTTCTGGATCCATTGCGTCCGGGACGGGTCGGTCGCGACCCTGATCCTCGTCGGCGGTGTGCCCGTGGGCGTCAAGGTCGAGAACGCCGACGGTACGCCGCTCGCATGGGTCGCCATCGAGCCCGGGGCCTTCAACATGGTCCAGCCCATGACGGGCTACGAGGGCACGGTCACCGTCGAGCGCATGGCCGCCAGCGCCGATCCTCTGATGCTGATCCAGTCGATCCAGCGCTTCGAGCAGCGCGTGGCGCTCTACGCCGGGGTCAGCGCAGCCGACCTGATCCGCGAGTCCGGCGACCCCCGCAGCGGCTACGCCCTGAGCGTGAGCAACGAGGGCAAGCGGGCCAGCGCCGCCCGGCTGATCCCACAGCTGCGGCGCAGCGACCTCGAGAGCGTGGAGCTGTCGGCCGCCATCGTCAACGGAGCCACGGGATCGGAGATCCCGGAGACCGGCTACAGCATCGGCTACCAGGGCGTGCCCCTGTCGGCTGGCGAGCTGAAGGCCCGCGCCGACTACGTGCGCGAGATGCTGTCCCTCGGCCTGATCACCCGGGCAGATGCCGTGCTCCAGTTCCATCCCGAGTTCACCCAGGCGCAGATCGTCAAGTACCTTGCAACCGCAGACGCAGAGCGTTCGCTCCGCGCATCCATCACCTGACAGGAGGACAGAACATGCCGCTCACAGGACTACCGCAGGCCACCTTCACCAAGATCGACGGCGTTGGCGACGTGATGACGAAAGAACAGTACACCACGATCATCAACGAGGTTCAGAGGCTCTTTCGCGCCGAGGTGGGAGCCGTCACCACCGCGAAGGGCGCCGAGATCACGACCCTCGAGACAGCCCTGGCCGAGTCCAAGAAGGCCGCAGGCAAGGTGCCAGAGCTCCAGCAGCAGCTCGAGGCCGCCGTCGGGGCTCACGAGCTCTACAAGGTCAACGTGGGCCAGATGGGGATCACCGACCCTGCGGACGCTGGCGACATGCACGCGATCTACCAGAGCCGCACCGCGGGCCAGGACAAGCCCCCGACCTACGCCGAGTGGGTTGACCAGGGCATCGCGGACCCGTCCAAGACCCCGGCCACCGTCCGTGACCGCTTCGAGGCAGCTGCAGAGCGGGCTGGCGACGGTGGCTCCGGTGGTGGCGGAGCAGGTGGAGCAGCCGGCGGAGCCGGCGCGGGAGGCGCTGGTGGAGGCGCTGGTGGTCGCGACATCAGCACAGGTCGAGGACGTGGTGGCGCCGGCGCTGGGGGCGCTGGTGGCGCCGGCGCGACCGCCAAGGACCTCGCGGCAGCGCGCCAGTCCGGCATGTCCGCCACCGAGTTCTACAACACCCGCTACCGCCCCGCCCACGGGATGCAGCCGATCAAGCCGGTTGACAGCGGCGGCGGCGACAAGTAGTTTTAGATCGATCTTTCCATCACCGCAGAACGGATCCGGGGTTGGCGCTCCCAACCGGCGGGCCTTCGGGCCCCCGACAACGCACAGGGATCCTGACGCGAGACTCACCCTCTCAGCTTCAGGAGCTCAGCTATGGCTGGCACCCTCACCGCCCCGATCCGTCAGTCCGGCATGGACGCCGACGGCCTGCTTCTCGACATCACCCTGGCCGAGCAGATGGCCGCCGAGCAGCTCACCGAGCGCTTCGACATCTACGACTCGGGCATGATCTCCTACGCTGGCGACGTCGCCGGCAGCATGTCCGACACCCTGCGCTTCCTCTTCGCGAACCTCGGGTGGCACCTGAGCATGGACGCCACCGTCAACGAGACGACCGACGTCAGCCCCAGCAACGTGGTCGACGACTACGCCGACGTGGCGGTCGCTCGCCGCGCCCTCGCGCTGTCCTTCAGCCAGTTCGCCCAGATCGTGGACGGCGGCCGAATCCTGGTGGACCCGATGCGCCTGGCCACCAGCCTGGTGGGCTCCTTCCGCCGCGGTCGCATGGGCCAGCTGATCACCACCGGTCAGGGCTTCGCCACCACCGGCGTGGACGGCACCGCCTACAACGACGTGGACGACCTCTTCACGATCATGGACCTGGCCGCCGCGGCCGGCGCCACCGCCGACATGCCCATCGCGATGATGATGAGGAACGTGGGCCAGTGGAACCGCATCCGCGACAGCCTGCGCTCCGAGGTCGGCCCCCTGGGCTACCGCGACGACATCCAGGGAGCCTTCGACTTCCGCCCCGCCGGCTTCACCGCCCAGCTGCTCAGCTCGATCTACATCTTCACCACCCAGCGAATCGCCGCCGCGGCCGGGGCCTACACCGGGTTCGCCTGGCTGCCTGGCTCCATCCGCTACGCCACCGGCTCCCCCGCTGCGGTCCTGGCCAACGCCATCCTCCGCAGCGCTGGTGTGCCCATGGTGGTCAGCTGGAAGGAAGTCCCCAACCAGGCGACGAACGAGCTGTACGGCAACGCCTACGACGGCTCGGCCATCGTCGAGGAGAACGGCTGGCTCTTCAAGGGCCTCGTGTAGCCTCGGTCTCCGGGTGGGTCCGGGGGATGGCCTCGGCTGTCCTCCGGGCCCCTCCCAGACCCACCCATTTCCATCAGGAGGACAGAGCATGGCACGCAAGATGAACAAGGCCGCCGCGCCGCCGCCCGACGAGAGCGGCGACATCCAGACCGCAGGGCGCGAACCCGAGCGCAAGCGCGCACGCCCCCAGGCGGCAGGCGGCAAGGCGCCGAAGCACGATCCCGGCCGCGTGTGGCCCTTCCGGCTGGTCTTCAGCCGCAACTACGAGATCGCCGAGGTCGAGGGCGTCGGGCCTGTGCTGCTCCCCGACTTCGAGCAGATCAAGGATCAGCCCGGCTGCAACAACGTCAAGCAGCGCAAGAAGGGCCCGCCCGACTGCAAGCTCCGCGACGGCAAGCTCGTTGAGCAGCAGCGCATCCCGATCCCGGTCACCGAGTACATGGAGTACATCGAGGTCACCGACGACGAGGACGTCACCAAGACCTACCACTACCGGCACACCGAGCGGGTCACAGAGTACCCATCGGGCCGAGTCCAGGTCACCTTCGACCGCGCCAAGCACCATCAGTGGTGCTGCGAGCTGTACCGGCGAAAGCTGGTGCCGCCCCCCTACGACTACGAGATCGAGGACATCAGGCACAACCTCGAGCAGCGGCTGGACCGCGCTCGCTCCCACCCCATGGACAAGGCCAGCGACAAGAGTCGCTGGACCCGCAAGGGGAAGCTACTCGAGCACCGCCTGGAGATCCTGGACCAGGCCGCAGCCAACGCGGCGGCTCTCTACGACGGCCCCAAGGATCTCGAGGTGTCGGCATGAGCGGCGAGACCCGCGAGGGCCGCGCCATCATCGATCGCGTGGTCGAGCGCTGCGTCCGCGGCGGGATGCCAGAGGGTGCGGCACGCAAGCGCGCCACCGAGACCCGCCGCCGCCTCGAAGGCGACGCCAACGCCCAGAAGCGCCCCAAGCCCCCACCCCGAGACGAGTAGACCGTGAGCACAGCATCCGAGATCACCCCGCGCATCGCAACCGCCCGATACCTCGTGCGGGCCGCGGACCAGACGGTGAGCCTGGAGCTGTACTACCGAGGCGCCGCCATCACCCCGGCAAGCGGCACCTACTCGCTCTTCGAGGCTGGCGAGGACGAGGACACTCTGGCTACCGGCGCCATCACCCCCGGGGCGTCCAGCACCTACCCCGTGCTCGGCTCCACCATCCCCGCAACCCTCGGCTACGGCCGCGGCTACCGCGAGGAGTGGGATCTGGTCTTCGACGACGGATCGACCCGCAAGATCCAGCGCCCTGTCGCGCTGGTGCGTCACGAGCTCTACCCGGTGGTGGTCGACGCCGACCTGGTGGGCCTCTACTCGGATCTCGCCTACCACCTCCCCGAGGGTGAAACGTCCTTCTGGCCCAAGATCGATGAGGCTTGGAAGCGGATCCAGGGCCGGCTCGAGTCCCAGAACCGCTGGGCTGAGACCATCTGGACCCCCGAGGCGTTTCGCGAGGTCCACATGGATCTCGCCGTGGCGCTGCAGTCTGCCGACTTCTCGAAGCGCGCAGACGACGTGTGGGGAGACCGGTTCGACCGGCATAAGAAGGAATTCGAGCTCGGCTGGCGCCGCCTGCGCTTCGTGGTGGACACGGACCAGGACGGAGTCCCGGACAGCGACGCCCGCGTGGCTGCCGCTCAGGGCACCGTCATGTCAGGCTTCACCCCCTACACCCGCTACAACTTCGGCGGGCTGGGGGGCTACTGATGATCGATACCTTCGAGGGCGTCTGTCAGCATGTCCGCGACATCATGGTCGACCGCGACTTCCGCGAGTCCAGGACCACCTACGAGCGCTTTGGGTTGGCCGACTCTGACAGCCTCGCGCACAACGCCTTCGCCGTTGGCTACCTGTCCGCCATCATCCAGGGCGAGCGCCACCCGGGCCGCGGCCGGCCAGGGCTCACACCCACCACCGGCACCGTCGGCATCCGCTTCTCCTGGGAGCTGTCGGCCAAAGGCGAAGTCCGCACCTATGATGTCGGGCTCTCCAAGGCCCGATCCCTGGCCTCTGGCATCGTCGCCGGCGGCCGCGCCGATGGCGTCCACTTGATGCTCACATCGCTGTCCTTTTCGTCCATCGATGGCTGGTTTGCTGGGGAAATCATCCTCAGCGTCCGCCACAACACCGACCTCACCATGTGACCCCCGGAGAGTGCGCTAATGGCTACCCCAGCGACCCTGGTCTCCCAAGTCCTCGCCAACTTCCGAAAGCGGATGATCAAGAGCTACGGCTTCCTCTTCTCGAGCTTCGAGAATGAGCAGGATGCCCGCACCGCAGGACAGAGCGTCTACGTCTCCTCCGGCCCAGGCGTGCCCACCGCCAACATCGGCACCAACGTCCGCGGCATCTACTTCCGCGAGGACGCCCCCACGGTCGACGCCTACATCTACGGCACCGTGGACGGCGCCACCTGGTTCGCCATCGACATCGGCCCCATCGCGCTGGCCTCCCTGGCTCTCCCCCGCGGCAACGCGATCCGCGGCTCCGCCACAGGCGTCGGCGAGGCCCTCGACCTCTCCACCCTCGGGCAGTTCCCCCTGGGCGATGGCGCGGACCTGGCGGCTGCCCAACTGCCTGCCTCCGGCCTGCTGGCCATGCCCACGGCCAACACCTTCGCCGGCCGCACCCTGACAGCCCCCGCTGCTGGCATCACCGTCGCAGACGGCGACGGCGTAGCTGGTGACCCCACCCTCGCCCTGGCGGACGACCTGGCAGCCCTCGAGGCCCTGGACGCCACCGCCGGCTTGCTGGCCAAGACCGCGGCCGACACCTACGCCCGCCGCACCATCGTCGTCGGCTCCGCATCGCTGACCGTGGCCAACGGTGACGGTCAGGCCGGCAACCCGAGCCTCGACACCGCCCAGGACATCCAGATCACGGCCTCCCCAGAGTTCGCCAGCCTGCTCCTGACTGGCGATCTGGTGGTCCAGGGCTCGAGCATCCTCGCGCAGCTCGAGACCATCGAGCTCGAGGCCAACTGGATCAGCCAGAACCTGGGCTACGCCACTGCCGTCGCCGTGACCGGCGGCCGGGTCATCAACTACCTGCCCACCGCCACCGCCGACGCCACCACCGGCGCCGGCGTCGTGACCCCGGGCGTGCTCGGCGTCTCCGATGCGACCATCACCACCGACGGCGCCGCGACCTTCGCGCTGCACGACATCGTGATGATCAGCGGAAGCGACAACGACGGCGAGAATGATGGCCTCTTCGAGGTGCTCTCCCACGCCGCCAACCTGCTGACCCTGCGCGGCCAGCTCACCCCGACCGTCGAGGGCTTCTCCAGCGGCCAGCTGGTGGCCAACGCCGGCGACCTCGGAATGGCCATCACCAAGATCACCGTGGCCGCCGACCGCTGCGGCACCGATGGCCGCTTCGAGGCCGCCGCCGGCTCCGCGACCGGCCTGGCCTACAGCGACTACCTGCTGGCCTCCGACATCGGCACCGGGGTCCAGGCCTACGATGCCATGCTGGCGGCTCTTTCCGCCCTGGTCAGCGCCGCAGGCAACGTCCTGCACTTCACCGGCGCCGATACCCCCGCCCTGCTCGACCTCGGAGGCGGCGCTGCCTACTCCGTGATGTACCGCAGCGGTGCGGGCACCGTCGGCATCGGCGTCATCCAGGCCCACGCCGCGAGCACGAGCACCACCCCCAGCGCTGACGACACCGCCAGCGGGACTGCGAACGTCACCAGCAGCAAGATCCGCAGCCAGCAGTCTCTGGGTGTGCTCCCTGCGGCCGGCACCAACTACATCGCCCAGTACGGCGCAGGTGCGGCCATCGACGACGCTGTGGGGCCCTTCACCCGCATGGTGCCCCCACGCACCGCACAGGTCGTCTTGGGCGTCGGCGGTGCCGCCACGGTGGTCTACACCATCGACGGCACGGATCCCAACGGTGACGCCATCCAGGACATCATCACCACGGGCGGCGCCGGTGCTGGTACCTACCAGGGCGATCTGGCCTTCACCACCATCACCCGCTTCCGTTCCGACTTCAACCCCTTGGGTACCACCGACTTCCAGACGGGCGACGGTTTCGGGCTGGCCACGGTCTGCACCAACATCGACGCCGTGGGTGTCGATGGTGTCCTCGAGGCTCCCAGCACCGCCGATCCCGGCACCGGCACCGTGGTCCCCACCAGCGTCCCCAACGGCGCCCGGGTCTTCGTCGTGGACTACCGCGTCCAGCCGATCATCGCCGACGCCGGCCACGTCCACGCCCCTGGCAACCACACCCACGACGTCACCCCCGACGCTCACACCATCGCTTAGCGAGAGGTAGACCATGGCCAGCACAGCCGAAGCCGCCATCATCGTTCAGCTGCTCTCCAGCATGACCCCGGACACCGCCACGGGGATCACCGGGAAGCAGCGGGGCAACGTCGAGCAGTCCGACCGCTTCACCCAAGGCATCGCCTCGGGCAACGTGGATCGCTGCTACAAGCGCATCCGCTCGGGCCTCGGGGCCGGCGCCACGGACAACTACGACCTGATCGCCGCGGGATCCCTCGAGGACCTGATCGGTCAGGCCATCGACGCCGATGAACTCAAGGGCATCGTGGTGCTCTGCACCGACGGTGAGCTCAAGGTCACCGGCGCGGCTGCCAACCAGCTCGGGTGCTTCACTGCAGCCTCGGAGGGCATCAAGCTCGCTGAGGGCCAGTGGGTAGCCCTCGGGCTCGGCGCCGGCGGCCTCGACGTCTCCACCAACTCCAAGTTCGACATCACCGAGACCGGCGGCGCCACCACCGCCGACTACGATCTCGGTTTCATCGTCGCCCAGTAGCCCCAGCCAGCCCAGGAGGGCTAAATCATGGCAGCTTCCCTGATCGTCAAAAACTTCGCTGACGGCGCGCTCACCGGCGACGATGCCGGCGGCCACAGCAACACCCTGCTGTACAGTCAAGGCAACCTCTCCGTTTCTGGCCTGCGCTCCGACGGGCGCAACGTCTCCCACTACGAGAGCCGAGGCAGCCGCACCAGCTCCCGCATGACCACCAGGGCCTACGCCCAGGTCACCGTCAGCAGGCAGTACACCGAGGCCTACGACCCCGCCGGCATGAAGGAGCTCGCCCTTGGCCGTACCGCCGGCTTCGTGTCCACCACCGCGGCTACCGGCGACATCGACACGATCGATCTCACCTTCACCAGCCACTACGACGCCGAAACCCATACCTGGGTCTTCGAGGACTGCGAAGCTGAGGCCGGCTTCACCGAGGGCGACCCCTCCGAGGAGTCCTTCACCTGGAACTGCCTCGGCAAGATCACCCTGGACGGCATCGAGTACGTGCCCACCCCGTAGACCACCACAGCGCCCAGGAGGACAGACATGGACGCCCCCATCATCGATCTCGGAAAGTTCCCCGCCACCCTCAAGAGGCCACGCGCGATCGTCGGCTACAGCATCGCCAACCACCCCGCGATCCAGCGGCTGATGGTCGTGATGACCGAGCACAAGCCGGACGAGGACGCGCCGGAAGAGCCCGAGGAAGAGCAGGAGATGCCCCCGGACGTGCTGGAAGCGATGACCGATCCAGCCGTGCTCACGGTGCGCTGTGCAGCCCTGGCCGCGTGCTGGCCGCCTGACCTCACATGGCCCGGTGTGAAACGCCCAGGCCCGTGGAAGATGCGCCAGCCCCTCGAGGAGTACGGCGCCGACATCTACGACGACCTGATCGAGGCAGGGCTTCAGCCCCGCCCCATCATGGCCGCCGGCTGGGCGACCCTGTGGTGGGTCATGGACTGCCTGCCCAAGAGCGCCGAGGTCAAGGCAGCGCGGGATTTCTCCGAGGCCCCATCGGGGGAGTGATGCGCGATGTCCTGACCATCTGCCGCGAGCATGGTCAGGCGCCGTCCTGGTGGGACACGCTGGACACCGAGGATCAGGCCCTACTCAGGGCCGATCTGATCGTGCGCCGCGAGCCCAAGAAGGGAGGCAGACGGAAATGAGTAGCAACCGCATCGTGGTCAGGGACGGCCCTGTCGAGATGGAGATCGGCCCCGAGCTGATGGACGCGGTGCAGGAGATGCTCACCACGGCTCAGAAGATCGTGGTGCAGGAGTTCCAGCAGGCCGCTGAGCGCACCCTGGCCAAGGCGAAAGAATCCTGGCCCGAGAGGACCGGGACCAGCCTGCGCGCGTTCCGTGTCACCACCAGGCTGAGCACCAAGTACGCCGATGTCGTCATCGAAAACCCGACGCCCTACGCCTACAAGGTCAAATTCTCCAAATACACCAAGGCCGAGATCGACGCGATCGACAACGAGAAGATCCGTAAGCACATGCGCAAGATCCACGGCCACGGCGCCCCGAGCGGCAGGCTCACTACGCGAGGCGCCTTCGCCACAATTGTCCGCACCCCGCTCCGCCGTCAGGAGTCCAACGCCGTCCACGCGATCCAGCTCGCTCTGAACCGGGTGAAGTGATGCCCACAGCGACCGCCAGCCTCAAAGCCGACTTCTCCGAGCTGATCGCCAGCATCAAGGAGATGCCGACGACGACGAAGGCCGAAGCCAAGCGCATGGTGGCGTCCATGCGGCGGGCTCAGAGGGACATGACGAAGGCCGCGAAGGAGCAGGCGAAGGACCAGGGCAAGGCGGCGAAGGAGGCCCGCAAGAGCTGGGACAAGGCATTCGGCAAGATCGGCGCCGCCGCCAACAAGGCAGCCAAGGCTGCCGCTCTCGCTTTCGTTGCCGCCGCTGCAGGCATCGGCGCGGCGTCCGCGATGATGGGCTCCGACTTCGAGCACGCCATGGCCAAGGTCGGCGCCATGACCGGAGCCACAGAAGAGGAGCTGGACCAGCTGACCGCCAAGGCCCGCGACATGGGCAAGGCCACCCTGTTCAGCGCCACCGAGGCCGCCGGGGGGCTGGAAGAGCTGGGCAAGGCGGGCATGAGCGCCCAGGAGAGCATCACGGCACTGGACTCGGCCCTCTATCTGGCCGGGGCGACAGGGGCAGAGATCGCGTCGACCGCCGGCCTACTGGCGTCGGCCATCAAGCAGTTCGGGCTGGAGGCTGCCGACACCACCCGGATCAGCGACGTCTACAGCAAGGCGATCCGTACCTCGCTGCTGGACATGGACTCGCTATCCGAGGCGATGAAGATCGCCGGTACCGCGGGTTCGTCGTTCGGGATGTCGCTCGAGGAGACGACCGCCGCCGTAGCCGCCTTCCGCGATCTGGGCCTGGAAGGCTCCATGGCCGGAACCAACTTCCGCATGGCCATGATCTCGGCAGCGAAGGGCACCAACGCCAGCGCCGCCGCGCTGAAGAAATACGGGCTCGTCCAGGCCGACATCAACCCGGAGACACACAGTTTCGCCGAGATCATGCAGGTAGTGGCTGACAACAGCATGTCGGCCACCGACGCGATCGGCATCTTCGGGACCAGGACGGGCGCTAACATCGCCAGGATGGGCACAGCGATCCGCCGGGGCACCATCGATCTGGACTCCTTCACCACC